CCCCAAAGAAAAACCCCCGCTGGGCGAACCAACAGGGGTAACTTTGCGAACCTTTGGGGGGACTGTGGGGGACCGGGGGGGATATAGGGTTTACCCCGGCAGGACTTGGTCCTATGGTAGCGTTAAATTTCACATTTGTCAACACCTTTTTTTCATTTTTAGTTATTTTTAGGTAAATCATGTGGAAAACGGGTTGACACCGGTTCCAAAACCCCCCATAATACAGGGGTGTGCCACATGTTCGCGGGAGAACACTATGTTCGAAGCTGTCTTACTAATATGTTTAGCTGCAGCACCCCAAGAATGTGTTGAGTTGAGCGATACAAGAGGTCCCTACGCCAGTAAACCTGACTGTATGCGTCGTGTTGACGAAATGGCAAACTTTGCCACAGGTGCAAACCTCTTTGAATTAAACATAAAATGGAAGTGTACCAACCAAAAAGGTACACCAACGTAAATCCTCATGAATTTACTACCCCAGACGAATAAAAAAGCTGCCCTAACTGAAAAGCAGGAGCAGTTTCTAGATGCCTTGTTCGAAAACAACGGCAATATGACCGTTGCTGCTGAACTCGTGGGCTATTCCCCCAAGTCAGTCACATGGCTCAAGGAACGTCTAGCCGATGAAATCATCGAACGCACTAAAGTCATGTTAGCGGGCCACTCCTTGTCAGCCGCGAACAAGCTGGCAAGCCTTGTAACGGCCCCTGATATCGAACGTGGGGATGACCTGCGGATGAAAGCCGCTGAAAGCATCCTGAACCGCGTTGGTATCGCAAAACAGGAAACAATGAACCACAACGTACAGGCAATCCACGGGGTTGTCCTGTTGCCACCCAAGAAAGAGGTCGTCATAGACGGATAAAGTTATGGAACTAGCAAGAAACGCAATGCGAAGCAACATTCAAGATATGAGCAATAAAGAGTATGACGCTTTTATAAAGAAGATGCTCAAAGAAGCTGATAGTGATGCTGAAGCTGGTAAGATTAAGACCATGTACGATAAGATTCGCGCAGGTAAAGCCAAGGGCGGCGAGGTTCGCGGCTATCGCTATGGCACCCCCAAGGGTGGCGTGAAGAAGATGAAATCGTGTCGTGGGCGCAAAGCAACGGGCAACAAGGATTAAAGTCATGTCAAAAAAAACACGCACACTCTTAAATAAAGACGGTACTGTCCCTTCTCGCAGTTATAAAGAGATTGCAACAGACCCCAATGCAGGTTCACCCCTTACATCTGCAATTATTTACGCTGCAGAAAAAGCAGGCTTGACCGGCAAAACTCGTAAAGCAGCAAAATCTGCGGAGACTACCATCGAAGAAATCGACGGTCTGAAAATCATTGTTCGCAAAGATGACGACTAACCTGTGGCCCCACGCAAAAGAGTCCTAGTCCCCCCGAACCCAGAAGACTTAGGCAAGGTCGGAAGACCTAAGAAAAGACCCGGTGAATCCAAAACCACGCACAACATAAGTGACCGTGACCGGGCAAGGCGTTCCGTACAGATGAAGTTGCGAAACGCCAAGAAGCAGCAGCAACGTGAAGAAACCCGTGTCGCTCGCAAGCGTAAGAAGGTCAAGGACCTAACTGCCGCAGCCGCGAACATACAGGATGCCCTGAACGGCAACAAGACCCGCGTTGTAGATAAAGCTGATTTAGATGTATTACCCAAAGCCGTAACGGATTTAATTGATGACACGCCTGTTATATTCAAGCCTAACGAAGGGCCTCAAGAAGACTTTCTATCTGCCCCTGAACAAGATGTACTATATGGGGGGGCCGCTGGCGGAGGCAAGTCGTTTGCTCTACTTGCTGACCCCTTACGTTATTGTCACAATGCTAATCATCGTGGACTTCTTCTCCGCCGCACGTTAGACGAACTAACAGAACTCATCGACAAATCCAAACAGCTATACCCCAAGGCTTTTCCCGGAGCTATCTTCCGTGAGTCGAAGTCAACGTGGGTGTTCCCATCAGGGGCAACCATGTGGTTTACATATCTCGACAGAGATAAGGACGTTACCCGTTTTCAGGGACAGGCGTTTAACTGGATTGGCATAGATGAAATAACCCAGTACCCAACAAGCTACGTCTGGGACTACCTGCGTTCTCGTCTTCGTTCGACAGACCCTGAACTACAGACTAACCTAACTATGCGCTGCACAGCTAACCCCGGCGGTGTTGGCGGCTGGTGGGTCAAGAAAATGTACATTGATGCCTACGAACCCAACAAGGCGTTCGGGGCAAAGGACCTAGAGACGGGCCGTACTTTTGTGTGGCCTGAAAACCACCCTAAAGCGGGTCAGCCTCTGTTCTACCGCAAGTTTATCCCAGCGCGGCTGACTGACAACCCCTTCCTGATGGCAGATGGTCAATACGAGGCCATGCTTCGGTCACTCCCAGAAGTCGAGCGTAGACGGCTTCTCGAAGGGGATTGGGATGTTGCGGAGGGAGCCGCCTTCCCGGAGTTTTCAAGGACACGCCATGTGGTCGAACATTTTGAACTTCCAACCAACTGGCCACGTATACGAGCGGCAGACTACGGCTACTCAAGTCCGTCGTGCGTTCTTTGGGGGGCTATTGACTGGGATAACAATATCTGGGTTTATCGTGAACTTTATGTAAAGCACTTGACAGCAGAACAATTAGCTGATAAAATATTAGAATGTGAAGAGTTAGACCCTACACCACATTACACGGTCTTGGACTCTTCATGTTGGAACAAAACCGGATTCGGACCTTCTATCGCAGAAACTATGATGAGGTCCGGGGTTAGGTGGACTCCCTCAGACCGCAACCGTCTTCAAGGAAAAATGGAATTACACAGGCGGCTTGCTGACGACCCGTACTCCAAAGAACCCCGTATGCGGATTTTTTCCAGTTGTAAGCATATCATTGCACAGCTATCAGGCATTCCACTCTCCAAAACTAACAGCGAAGATGTAGACACGCGAGCAGAGGACCATGCCTATGATGCGTTGCGATATATGGTTATGACGCGAACATCTGGTTATCAATCAATACATAAAACGCTTCAGGGGATAAAGGACCAGACCTTCAAGCCCTATGATGCTACCTTTGGATACTAATGGCTGACCTCGACCCCAAAACCGCTACTCTTCGTGAAGTTGCTGAAGCCTACGCTGAGAAGTCTAAGCGGGGCAAGGCGTTTGTCACGTCATCCCTACAGTTCTTTAAAGACATTGCAGACGAACCCGGTTCTGCCTTACGGTTGTTCGAAAAGGATGCCGAAGGAAATACCCTTCTTTCAAAAACATTCAAGGGTACAGAAGACACATCAACAGTCAAGACCGCGATGCAAAACCTTCGCCAAGTTGGTCTCACCCTCAAAGGTTCTCTTGGTCCTGACACACCAGAATATAAGTTGCTGCCAGACAAGGCTCCGAACACAGACGTAAACAATCGTATCTTTGGACGTAGCGAACCTGCCAAGGCCGTATCAGAGGTTGCTATTAACCCTGATAAAGCCAAGATGAGCCAGTTGTTCGCGGGTGTTTCTAAATATCTTGACAACCCTAACACTAAAGCTATTGCACAAGCAATCATCTTTAACCTCAATACTGGCCTTCGTCCTAACGCTGCTGCTGGTCTTCAAGTAACTGCATATAAACCTGACAGTGGTGCCATCTATATTGAGGCAGAAACTAAAGGTGCCAAGGGTCGAGCCGTGAACATCCCCTTGAACCCAATTGCAGATAGTATCCTGCAGGAAAACCTAGCTGCTGGCAACAAAGAAAACTTTTTTATTAAGCCGAACGGTAAGGTCGTCACATCTAACGACATGACAGACCTGCTAAGAGATGTCAAGGTAAAAGACATTGCTTTCGATGCAAGCACAGGCAAATACTTTGATAGTTTGACACCCACAGGGTTCAAAGGAAAGAAGGGTTCGGCCCTGCTTCGCAACATTCATGCTACTGTAGGGCAGTCAATCGGCGTAGACCAAGACAGACTTGCTTATCTACAAGGTCGTAGCCTCAAATCAGCCGGTAAGAGCAGCACAGGCGAACTCACAACCTACCAACAAGCCTTTCCGGGTGCAGTCGGTGAAGTTGACCGCCAGAATGCCAACATGTTCGCAGAATTTTGGGGAACTGCCGCTAAAGACGCTGGTTTTGATATCCAATCCAAGATTCCAATGCCAGAGACACGCATCACAACCCAAACCGCAGGATACGAAGGCTACTTTGACCTTCCGGTTCGCGAAGAGGTTCCAGAAGTATCGAAGCCTACCAGCACATCCCCTGAACCAAAGACATTTGACGACTTGTCCGATACTACCAAAGGTTTTTTAGACCGTAATGGTATCGACTTCAATAATCTGATTAAAAACTTTGGCAAAGCAACAAAGAAGGTTGCAATTGGTGCCTTGGGTATCGAAACTGTTCGTCAAATTGTAGATGAACCAGCCGCTGTTGCTGCAGAAATAGGTTTAGAGACTGGCGCACGTGCTTTAGGTCTTGCCGCAGCCCCTGCAGCCGCTGTCCCAATGATGCTTGCCCCTAGCGAACTAGCTTCCGGCGAACTCCGCCCAGAAGACCAGCCCCTCGAACCCGCTGGCCCCTACGCTGGACAAGACTTCATCCCAGCCCCCGAAGTAGAGCAGGGAACACCACGAACAGATATGGCACGTATTGCCAGAGAAGATGCGGGATTTATCCCAGAACCTGACAGGGTTCCAGAAGCCGCCCCTGTTAGAGACGAAGGCTTTTTATCTAGATAAGGAGAGTACCATGGATAAGATGGGTGCCGCTTACATTATGAACTCTGATACCACATCAGTTGACGACCAAGGTGGTGCAGCCAAGCTGTATCGTGAAGGTCTTGAGTTCAACACAATGGCAAAGCAAGGCGTTCTGACTGAGGACATGCCGAAGAAGATGACTAAAACGGCAGTTGACCCCTCAGTTATGAAAATGGCTGAAGAACGCGACTATTAAAACCAGATGTCAGAAGATAACTTTCTCCAACCTGCGGATGATACGTCTGTTTCGGTTCACGCTCCAGAGGAGCAGATGCCGGGACTTGCTGCGTATGTAAAGTCACGGTTCGAAGATGCTGAGAACGGGCGATACGCCCACGAACAGCGTTGGCTCCAAGCCTATAAGAACTTTCGCGGTATTTACGATTCTACTACCCAGTATCGTGAATCCGAACGGTCGAAGGTATTTGTTCGCATTACCAAGACTAAGGTTCTTGCGGCATTCGGTCAAATCATCGACATCCTGTTCGCAAACAAGAAGTTTCCCCTTGTTGTGGAAGCTACTCCCGTGCCGGAAGGTATCGCGGAGTTTGCTCACATGGAAACCCCCTTGGACCAGATGCAACCTCAAGACCCATATGGGTTCGAAGGCGATGGTCGCGAACTGGCTCCGGGTGCTTTGCAAGCAAAACCGGGCGGTGATTTTTTAGGTGGACTAAAGCAAAAGTATGAAGGCGTTCCCTTGGCAGAGGGTCCGGCACGTATGGGCGAACCTCAGATTAGCCCAGCCCAAGAAGCCGCTTTGCGTATGGAAAAAGTTATTCACGACCAGCTAACCGACACGAACGCAGTCAACGTTATGCGTAATTCTGTGTTTGAATCGGCCCTTTTGGGTACGGGTATCGTAAAAGGTCCGTTTAATTTCTATAAGCGTGTTCACAACTGGGAACGCGATGAGAACGGCGAACGTTTTTACAACCCCGAAGAAAAGACCGTTCCACGGATTGAAATGGTATCTGTGTGGGATTTCCACCCAGACCCATCTGCTACTAGCATCGAAGACTGCGAATATGTTATTCAACGTCACCGCATGAACCGCCAACAGCTTCGTGCGCTTATAAAGCGTCCTCACTTTATTTCTGAAGCTATTGAGGAGTGTCTTGCTAAAGGTCCTAATTATGAGGACAAGTATTATGAAGACACTATTCGGGAAGATGAAACCGAACCCTATTATCAGGGTAACCGTTACGAGGTCCTAGAGTATTGGGGTGTATTGGATTCCAAGATGGCCTACGAAGCCGGTCTTCCTGAAGCTGACGACATGTCAGAGTTCGACGAACTGCAGGTCAACGTTTGGGTTTGTGGAAACATGGTTATCCGATGCGTCCTAAACCCGTTCACACCAGCCCGCATTCCATTCCAAGTGTTTCCTTACGAAGTCAACCCGTATCAGCTTTGGGGTGTTGGCGTAGCAGAAAACATGGAAGATGCCCAGAAGTTGATGAACGGTCATGTTCGCATGGCAATTGACAACTTGGCTCTTGCCGGTAACTTGGTATTTGACGTGGATGAAGCCAGCTTGGTTCCCGGTCAAAACATGGACATCTTCCCCGGCAAAATCTTTCGTCGTCAATCTGGTGTTACTGGAACAGCCATCAACGGCTTGAAGTTTCCGAACACGGCGGGGGAAAACCTGCAGATGTACCAGATTAGTCGTCAGCTTGCTGATGAAGAGACAGGTATCCCATCCATCATGCACGGTCAGACAGGCGTATCTGGAACTGGTCGGACCGCTGCTGGCCTTTCTATGCTCATGGGTTCCGCTGGTCTGTCAATGAAGACCGTCATCAAGAACATTGATGATATGCTCTTGAAGCCTTTAGGCGAAGCTTACTTCCAGTGGAACATGCAGTTCAACGAAGAAGCTGAAGACATTAAAGGTGATTTGGAAATTAAACCTCGCGGTGTTGCAGCCGTGATGCAAAAAGAGGTTCGCACACAACGCCTCACATCCCTGTTGCAAACCGTTGCAAACCCGATGCTGGCACCGTTCATCAAGATACCAAACCTGATGCGGGAACTGGCTATTTCTCAAGATATCGACCCTGACAGCCTAGTAAACGATGCCAACCAAGCACAACTTTACGCACAGATGTTAAAAGGAATGATGGCAAATGTACAGCAAGGAGCAGGCGAAGCTGCTGGGGCCGCTGCTGGCCCAGCCGCAGATATGGCAGGGGCTGGAGGAGTATCTCCTTCTCCTGAAGGAACAGACGCACAGGGGTCTGGTAACGGCACAATCGGAGTCGGAACTGCGCCAACTGCAGGGGAAAGCGGCTTTACTGGAAATGCTCCTTCAGTTGAAGGTTAATCACGAAGCTATAGGTAAGAATACTTAAAAGGAACGAATATGGCTGCAAGAACACCACCACGTAATGTAGAGATTAAAGGGCAGGAGCATATGCTTGCCTACATTACGCCAGCGGAAGGTGAGTTGCTCAAAGCGCATGGCGGTTCAGGTGAACCGGGTCCTATGGGTATTCCTGCGTTTGCGGATACTGGTGGGCCTGCTGGCGGGTCCCCCGGTAGTGGCCCCGGCGACCCGGATGGCGGCGGGGACGCAGGCGAAGGTCCCGCTTATTTAATGGACGCAATTCGAAGACCCGGATATTACTGGCATATGAGTGAACGCGGAGAAGGCGGTTCGCAGGTTCAAGTTCGCATAGGTTCAAAACAAGATACCACCCAAGCCCGAAAATACGCAAGTATGGATAATCCCGGCTGGAATCAAGGTGTGGAAGCCTATATTAACAAACTAGCACCAAAACCCTACGATGTACGTTTAGCAGAACGTGAGGCAGGAACCACAGCCGGAACCGGAACCACAGCCGGAACCGGC